ATGCGGGTTGTGTAATTGCCATGATTGACCTCAAACAATGATTGGAACGGGAAAGTTGTGGGGAATCGGGGTCAACTTGATAGTGGCCTTGGTGATCAGCCGCCGTGCAAATTGCCTTGTTCTGTATTGGTAATAATCAACCTGAACGGTCATTGTTTTCTTTTGGGCAATGACCTGAAATTCAGTTTGGTTTACCTTTACGTCTACCGGAACGGGAACATTTTGGATCCCGTATTCTCCATTTTCTGAGTTGGACAAAACCGCCAACTGGAAATCCAGTGCAGCGTCATTGTTCAAGCCATACATGGTGAATTCGATTGTATCAGTGACAAGCTGGCCTTGATCAAGGTTGTCATTGTACAAAGGATACCCCGCTATCCCTTCTGTTTGCTTAATGTCTGCCGTTACATATGGCGGTGTCAGGTTTTTTGGTGACAAAAACGATGGATACACCGGAATGCTTGGCGTGGACAGTGCCAACCAATATGGCAAGCTGTTGGAAACAATTTGCTGGTTGGGCTGGATCTTGGCCACGTTGTCAACAATCTGGGTTGCCATCGTGCTGTACACAGCTTTGCCGTGGTAATGCCAAAGTCCAGCCAGTGAATATCTGTTGTTCTGGTTGCCGAACGCCACCCGTGCGCCATTTGGAATGGTCACAATGTACATTTCATTGGGCGCAACCGATTCAAACGGATTGATTTGAGTCTTGGTCGTGAATGAAATCTGCTGGTTTACGTAAGTAGTATCCGGATCCTGACTGATTTCTTGCGATAGGTGCAGGCTTCCGTTGATGCTGAAGGAATACCGCTGCATCTGTTCAGGGGTCAGTTCAACTTCCAAAGAAAGTGCATCGTATAGGGTTGTGCCGAACATGGTTCGTTTGTACAGTGCGCTCAGTCCCTTGCGGCCAATGTAATTTGGCAGTTCAGTGGCTTTGATCCAAAACACGTATCCGTCCAGCGGCAGCACAACCCGTTTGTATAAATCAAACGTATAGGTTTGCTCCCCTGAAATCAGGGCAATCGCGCCAATTAGACCGGCGGCCTTATCGGATGAACCCGATTGCTGGCTGGCCTCTGTGATGGTTGCCATTTATGTATCGCTTATCCAGATCCGCAAATGCGTCCGGAGCGTACCAGTGTCCACAAAGGATTGTCCACGCCGCTTCGCGCCCTTGATTCTGCTCCTGCCTTCAGCCGCCATCTTGGTTGGCACCCCAGCCGATACCCCCGCCAGCTCTTCAAGCGTCAAAAACTCCTGAAACTGGTTTTCGATTTTCTCCAGCCCTTCCTGAAACGGGTTTCCGGCTGGCTGACCGGCCAGAATGTTTGCCAGCTGGCCATTCACGCTTTTCACCAATTCTGACTCAATATCATCATGGTGGATTTCGGCAAATTTGGAAAAGACCCCGTATTTCGATTCAAGTGCTAGAGCAACGTCATACAGTGGTTTGGGCGGTTCGCTTTTGTTGACCACCTCAAGAACGTCATTGACCCCAAGGTTGAGCTTCAAGACAAGCCCCAGAGTGTCCCCAGCTGCTGAAGGATGGCCAATGCCTGCCTGCCATATGGATCCTTAACCCGTTGCAGATCTATCAAGGACAGATCCTGAAGCCCTTTCCCGATGGTCATGGATTGGCTGGTTGCTTCATTGGACGCGGAACTGATCACCCCCGCCATGAAATTGCTGACCCCAAATGAATTTCTGGCATTGGTGAAAAATACTTGGCCGGACGGATCTTGCTGATACTGGATCAGGTTTGATGCCCCCCAGTTATAGACGGCAGCCGTGTACAAGGATTTGCTGTACACATTCAGGTTCAGCGGGATCCATTCAATGGAATAGTCCAATGCCACTTGGAAGCCTGCATCATCATCTGCCATGACAGCTTCAGGAATGCCGACAACGGTTCGGCAAAATGCAATGAATCCAAGTAGCGTTGGCGTGGTATCCATCTGTCTGCTTTACCTTTTCTTGCCTTTTTTGCCGGTTGGCTCAAGACCTTGTTTGACCACGGTGATGGTTTCGCTGAATCCGGTGCCTTCATCGGTTGGGTTCCGCTTTTCCTCCACCACCTCAATTTCCAGCGGTGCGGTTTGTCTGGATCCGAATTCACGCGCCTTTTCCTGCAAGATGTGATCTGTGGCGGCAGCAGTGTTTTTTCGGGTTTCTAACGCACGCTCAATGTTTTCCTGATCCTTCTGGCTGATACCGGCCTGAATTGCCTCCACCGAAATTGGCTTATGGGCATAGGCAAGACCTGAAAAACCTTTTTTGACGTTGTTGGCTGGCTGCATCCCATAAATGGAATGCTGCTTGATGATCTGCTCGGTGTCAGCCTGATCCAAACTCAGGCAAATTTGCGAACCTGCTCTGATTTTGTGATGGAAAGGACGCGGATTTTCCACCAGCATGTAAGTGAACAAAAAATCCGATTTGGAACAATTTGCAATGTAAAGTTGATGACTCATAAATTTCCCCGATAGAAAGACCGTCCCATATTTCAGGGACGGCCATGTTACATCAAGCGTACTGAGCTGACAGAACCGTGACAGCTTCCGGACGGATTGCCCAGCCAGAAGTCGAACGGAGCGTGAACAGCGTGGTAATCGCACCATCCGGCAGCGGAGTGGGGATTTCACGCGGAGCAGCCATATCGCACAGCATCAAGCTGGTTGCCTGAATGTTTGGTGCCAGTGTCGCAAATGCGTTGGTATTAACCACGCTGTTTGCCTTTGGAACCTTCAGTTCAGGTGCAACCAACAGGATTGCGTCAGTACCACCGGCACCCTGACCAATCAGGGTATCGTCTACGGCAAATTCCACCGTATCGCCGCCAGCCCACTTTGCCACCGTCTCAATCAGTCCGGCAGCTGTCTCAACGCCAGCACCTACGCGCTGGAACTGGGTCAGGCTAACAACGCCTGAATAGCTGATCTGGCTGATGAAACGCTGCGGAGCCAAGAATACCAAGCGGAGTGGCTGGCCAATCTGCAAGGTACTGGTTTTCAGGCTACCAATAAGGTTCAGCAGGAACTGCGCCAATTGGCCGGAATCCCATGTGGAGTACGTTGTGTTGCCGTTGGAATCTGATCCCAGATTGACGTTCGTACCTGCTGAAGTCAGAAGCCCTTCACCGTTGGCCGGATTGAATCCGTACAGCAGTGCATTACGCAACTGCTGCGCAATGCCCTGACGGGCAGCCAAACGCATGGCCTCCGGAAGTGCAATGTTCCAATGGCTGGCGGCTGATTCATCAAAGCCGTCATATTGAGCGCGAGTCTGCAACCGGTACGTTGCGGTGCTGATCATTGATGGAATCACTGATGCACTTGGCAGCTGGTTGGCGGTTGATTGGTTGGCGGCAACTTGGGTTGTCAGCTGTACTTTCTTTGCATACACGTACAGATCTGATTCTCCAAGCCGTGGCATTGGATTTTCCGATGCCAAAGTGGAAAAGGCACCGGAAGCCAAACTGTACTGCATGATCAACTCAGGCAGCATGTAGTTTGGATTTACGGTGACGTAACTAGGGGCAAATGCACTCATTGTTTTTTACCTCGGATTAGATCAAGCACAGAGCAAGTGCGCCCGTGTTTGTCCAGTTGGCGTTGCCTGTAACGCTGTCGTATGAAACCAACAGGTTATTTGTCAGGGTGATTTTCAGGATTTTCACTGGGAATGCGGTAGTCGTGCCAGTGCCTGTGATCCAATTGTTCACAAAGTCCCAATATAGCGGGGCTGATGCAATTGTTTCACCCTGAAGGGTCAAAGCTGGATTGATTGGAAGCGGAATGCGTGCGCCACTGCCAAAACGGTAGTAATTCACGCTCATGCCGCCAGAAAACAACGGAGCATTGCTTTGCGGGGTAGTAATGCCACCGAATGCTTGATTGAAAACGCAAATGCCGGTTGGATCATAGTCAGCAGCAGCGGCATAGATTGGTGCGCCCAATCCTACGTTGTTACCGGCTGAATCCAGCGGAATTGTTTCCACGATGGGCATACCGCCCCAAACTGGTGATGTGTTGTCAGTAGCCCAAACGCCACCGCACAATGCAAATTTGACAGCAGGATCATCCTGCGCATCGCCCTGTGTGAAACCACCGGAATTCACGGCAAATAAGCCGGAAGCGGTGGTTGTCGCCATAGGGTTCAAAGAAATGGAATTCGACATTTCAATTTACCTTCAAGTGAATGGATTAACGGTTGACGTTGTGGGTACGGAATTCAACCACACGCATTGGTTCAACTTTGAATTGATCCAACCATGCGCTGACCTTACCCGTGAATGTGCTGATGGTGCGGCCAGCACGGTCAGTTGTGCGGTGTTCCACTAGGGCATCACCGTAAGCAACTGGCGACTTGGCAGCAACCATTGCATCTGCGTAGATCTGCTTTTCAGCAATTTCCAGCAACTTGGCATCGCTGATAGAACGCAGATTCACGCCCTTGTATGCATCGCTGTAACCCTGCAAACCGCGCAGTAAACGCTTGCGGTATGCGGTCACGCCTTCGCCCTGCAATGGGCGGCTGGCTGATTTGCCGAACGCGGCCAGAACTGAATCTGCCTTTGCGCGGTAATCGTCCATACGGGCATGTTTTTCGTCTTCCTTTTCGGCGGCCAGATCATCGTCATCGGGACGCATTTCACCGGCATGTTCGCCTTCAAGTGCATTTTCCACCGGATTGGATCCTTCGGCATCTTTCCGCTTTTTGTCGGCGGCCTTCAGCAGATGGTGACCGGCGGCCTTGCTCATGTGATGGTCGAACGCTTCTTCATCGTCCATTTTGACTTCAGAACCGGCCTCTTCATCGTCTTCTTTGACTTCATGATGGGCTGAATCATCGTCATCGTGCTTTTTGTCAGCAGCTTTGACTAGCGGTGCTGCTGGCATGTTTTCCAGTGCATCTACACGCGCACTGATCTTGGTCATTAGGGAAAGCAGCTGATCCAGCTTATCGCTGGCCGCATCTGCCTTTGCTACTGCATCGGTCATGGGAATTACCTCTGGGTTATTAAGTTCAACGCCTGTTGGCGCACCGCCTTTGTCCCACACGCCCCGTGACCCTCTTTCTTTGGTCACAATGGCAATGTGATCTAGTAGGAACGCTTTGCCTTCTATCAAGAGCGGTTCGCCTTCCTCTGTTTTGAGCGTGGTGTTTTCGGCTGTATCGTCAAACACTACGCTCGGACTCGTTGAGATTTCGCCTTCGCAAATCTCATTCATTGCCTCTTCATCATAGATCCGTGCGATTCCCCAGACTTCATCCCCTCGGATGTATGGCAGCATGACCGCGCCAATCGCACGTTTCTTGAATTCCTCGCCGGTCAGGATGGATCCTTCAGGGTGATCCATGATGACCATTAGACCGTTGCAACGCTTCAAAAATTCATCATTCAGGTACAGGGACGCGTCCCGCCAAACGTGTTCGCCAATGGCACTGCGGTATGCCAACCCTGTTCCGGTGATCCGCAACGCCAGCAGGTGCATGTTGGCGTACACCTGTGGTGATGACAGCAGCCCTTCAGCCATCAATTGGGCAACGTCATATTCGGTTTGTGCGCTGGCCACCCGTAGCGTCACATTCATGGCCGGATGCAGCGGTTGCGGTGCTTCGGACGGTTTGCACCAGACATAGCCGGTGGATTCATCGCACAAATGGACTGGGAACTGTTCAGGGATCCGTGCCAGATAGGTCGCAAATTGGCCGTTGTCCTGTATCAGCTCCAGCTTGCCGGAATACTTCATGCCGGTTTCTTCTTCGGCCTCCCGCCTTGCGCACTGCTCCAGCGTCTCGCCATGCTCTTGATGGCCACCGGCCAGCCCAAACGTGTTGGGATAGTCCCCGCCGTCACCCCTACGCAATAACAAAGTTTCGCCGGAATCCGTCAGGAACATGATTCCCGCCGCACGGCCACCGGATCCGGAAGGCGCAATTGATGCCGCCTCAACCCGTGGGGTCAGCAGTGACTGATCATCCACAAATTCCTTACCCACGCGCTGTGGAATGCCCACCTTCCGCGCAAATTCTGGATTATGGGCAACGCCCTGCATGAGCCTTTCTTGTGCTGCGGATTTGGCTGGCATTATTTCGCGGAGTTCAGAAGCCTTCGCCCCTTTTCGGTCAGCATGTCATCGGGCAATGAAGCAATGGAGTAAATGTACGTGTAACGGCACTGGCAGAACACTTCTTCTGCTGGTTGCGTTATGTCCTGAGTGTAGCCATGCTTTCCAGCCTTCATCAACCCCTCTCGAATCGCCCAGTTGTCTGCCACTGCATAGATTTTGCCATCCCGCTCCTTGTGGTCTTCGCGGTAGTCGTACCCAGCCGTGCGCCAGCGTGAGTGCCACTCAGCGGCAATTGCGCGGTTGTCCGTGGCAATGGTTGCATTCAGGGCGGCTGCAAATTTCTGGCTTTGGTCAATGATCACCCGCCGCTCTTGATACGTCAGGGCAATCACCGCTTTCCGGATCTTGGTTTTTTCCTTGCGGATTTCTACCGCCTTGCTGCCGCCTTTGGGAATACTGGTTGCCCAGCCCTCAAACCGCCGCAATGTGGATGAAATGGCCTCTTGCCGGTTCAGCTTGATCAGGTTGGCACTGGCCAGCATTCGCCGTTCCAGCTCCCGCCGCATGGTTGGTTTCAGCATGTCCACGCTGAATTTGGTCACGGTTGGGTTTTGCTTCAGTGCGCCGCCACGGATGATCTGCCGGTTATAGACCGCCTTCAGCACCCGCCGTACTTCAGCTTCTGAATGTTTCGGCGACCCCAATTGCCTGTCCAGTGCTTCTTTTAGTAGACGGATCCAGCGATTTAGGTCAGCCTGTGACGTATAGCCCTTGGCTGCAAAGTAATCTATTGCTTCAGTCAAAACCTGAAAGAATGTTTTGCGGCTGGCCATTTAAGTATTAGATTTGTGTGGGTTTTGTGTTAAAATCGGGGTGGAGGAAATAATATGATTCCAGAAGAACCAATGTTTTTGAGCGTTGAAGGGTTGCCAGTTAAAGTTGAATGGCGTTCTTGCTTGGCTTTTGATGTTCCCAATGGCAGACCATATAGTTTGGTTGAAGCCCTACACAGGGGATATAAAGTCAGCCCTGAAGAATGGGAAAAATTGGTAGCTGAACACGCCAATTGATCACATCCATTCCGGTGGAATTTCTGGGGCTATGACGTTGCCCATTTCGTCATAGCCATTGGCTGCATTTTCTTCATCCTTTTCTTTGTCAGCGGCAATTTGCTCTTCCTTGCCGCCTGCATACACATCCCGAATAAATGCTGGCCGAAAAATTTCATCGGTCATAAATTCAATTTTCTTTTGATTTATAACGCCATCATCCAGACACGCTTCAAACTTTTCTTCCACTGTTACTGGTTCATTTTCTCGGATTTTGATTACGACTTCACTGAACTTGCTCATGTATTCACCTATTTTTTCCCAAATTTTTCAGCGTAAATGTCTTCAATCAACCAACCCATTGCCAATGCTGTACTTCTTGGCTGTGGGTTATTCAAGTATTCAGCCCAACATTCAGCAATAAATTCCATTTTATTTTCTGCGGCATATTCACTCACCAGCTCCTTCATGCCTGCTTTACCGTCTTTGCTGGCATCTTCCCATATTTTTTGCATTCTGGGATCAGTAAAACCTCTGGTGCCAACTCCGGTTTTATCAACCAATTTCAACAAATTATCCATTTGATGACCGTATTCATGATCAGCGACAGATTTTATAGTGTCGCATCCTACTGGATGCCATTTGATCGCAAGTGATACATCTAATGTTTTTTGAAACAATTCTGTATCAGCAGCATACTTTTCATTAAAGAACACTCCTTTCCAATCACGTTGAGTGTCATAAGTATGTGCATCACCAACGCTATATGCCCACGTTTTGCCACTGGTTTTTTCCAGCTTATGTCTTCTGTTTAGAAAAGCCTCAACTTCTTTTTCCAGCTGCTCTTCAGTCAGATTTGGTTGGATTTTCTTTACAGCAAGTTTAGCCCACTCTTTTTCTGAACTTTTTCCTGCCTTAACAATATCCTTTGCCCTGACCTGAATGGATCCCATGTTTCTTTGTTCTGCGGCCAATTCAGGGAATTTTTGCAAATGGAATGACAGCGATTCAATCTGAGCATTTACAACATCAATGTTCATTTTTCCAAAATTAGCGGCTGCCGCGTAATTGCTTTGAACAACAAACCTTGCAGCATCTGCAACCGTTTTTTGTGGGGTATATGGAACAAAATTTGTTTTGTTCTTTTCCACGCGCTGCCTGTCTATTAAGGCATCCGCATGAGTCTTTTCAATCAATTGCTGTCTACTTTTAGCTTGATTTGCATTTAGCTCTTGTTGGATTTCCCATTTTTTATGGGACTCCATCATTCTGGGCATACCGTAATCTCTTATGCTGTCTCCCCAACTTTCGGCCTGTTCTTTATCCATGCCCAACTTGACCATTTTTTCAATGGATTGGGTTCTTAATTCATCAAGCTCCAGCAATAATTTTCCAAGATCAGATTGGCCAGCGTATGTATTATTTGCAATTGCTTGATTTAATTTCCAGCCCATGTCCCAAGCCTTTTGTTGTGCAGGCGTGAGAATAAATTTTCTGGCCATTGATCTGATTTGACTTGAATCCGTGGTTTCTTCTTTGATTTTGTTTACATATTCTTTTGCGGCTTCTTCACTCACGCCCATTTCTTTGACCATTTGCACGGCCTGCCTTTCTACTCTGTCAATTCCTTCGCCTGCCACAATAGCGGCCTTGAAATCATCAAGAATAGTGTCCCTTAAATGTGGGCTTTTTGTTTCCATACTCAATATGGATTTCGTGTCCTTTGACGTTCTTACCAAATCAGTCCATTTCTGGATTGCTTCCTGACGTATCTGCTCAACAACTTCCTTCGGCATATCACGTTCGGTCAGGTATTGCGTAACGGTGTCTTTGCCTTCTTCCAGCTTTTGAAGTTCACTTTCGGCCATTTCTTCCAGATTTTTGCCATCTGGCGTTTCTCTGGTTGGATCTGTTTTCCAGAAATTGATCATGCCGTCATGCGAGTTGCTGCCCCAGCTGGCCAATGCTTTTTGATCACCGGTTAATTCTGTTGCAGCCGTCTTTTGCTCTCCGGCTGGCCTTGGTACTTTGAAATCCACATCCTTGGACTTGGACTGTACGCCCTCCAGCTTCTTGCCGTTCAGTTTGCCGCCAGCACCGCCCACAACCTCGCCGGATCCATTGATCAGCACATGCTGACCGTGACCCTCGCCATCCTTGCCTTCGCCGCCGTTTAACGTGATCCAGTGTTCATCGTCATTTGCGGCTGTAACCGCGTCAGCTTTTTTTGCGGTTGATTTCCCGCCTCCTTTGGATGCTCTGGCTTGGATTTTGTCCCATGCCGCATTGTAAACTTTCTTTTGTTCTGCAAATAATCTGAAAACTTCACGTTCTTCATTTTCAGTCAGCTGCCTGCCTTCGGCATTTGCATTTGTTTGAATTTTTCGTGCAGCCTCATACAGCTTGTGACCTTCGCCATCTTTTGCCTCAATCATTTCTTTGAAGTTCACCTGAACTTCAGTCACATGGCCGTCAATTTCAATGTTCATTTTAATGTCGCGGTATCCGTCCGGTGATTCGGCTTCGGATCCCTCAACCAACCCATTGCGCAAGCCCAGCGGTTTACCCATGCGCTGGCTGATCATGTCAATGGCTTTCAATGTCTGTTCAAAGTCATCCACCACAATGGTTCCGCGTACCAGATCTTTGATCTTGTTTGCATTGCCCTTGTAATCGCCCACAATCTTTTCCACTGCACGCTTCACGCCTTTCAGCGGTGCCAGCATGATCTGATCCTGAACGCCCAGCTCAGTGGCAATCCCCAGCATCTGATCATCGTATTTTGGCTTCAGCTTGGCCGCTTCTTTGTACTTCGCGCCTAAATCCTTTCTGGTTTGATCTGGCTTGATGCTTGAACCTTCAGCCTGTGGAATATCAATGGATCCCAAATCAGACTCACGTTCTGCCAACTGTTCAGGCACGGTTAGTACTGGCTTTTCTTCTTTTGGTTCATGCGGCTGCCGTTCTTTGCGGTTGTATTCTTTGCGATTGTAATTTTCGTAATGTTCACGGGCAGCTTCTTTGGCCAACTCAAATGAAGATGACGTTTCTACCTTTTTGCCGGTTGGATCATATACATAATAATTGCCTGACCTTGTTCCGGATATTGTAAAGCCCGTTTCTTTGCCGCCTACGGTCAACCCATGACTTGCTGGCATTTTCCCAAATCCAGTACCCATCCATTGGGATTTTTGAGTGCGCTTGAATCCGTAATCTTTTGACTTATTGGCCGGTTCACTGGCCGCGCCGCCGCCGCTGCCAAACTTGCCATCCTTCGCCCGCGGGTGATCAGACTCTTTCCAATCAGAATCTGCTTTGGCAGCAATGCCGCCACCACCGCCGCCGTGGTCATGATCATGGCCGTCAGGCGTATCACCGCCGCCCATGTCAGGCATACCGCCGCCCTCTTGTGGCGGTTCGTATTCGGCCAATGCTTCAATGTCCAGCTCCATCGGTGATGCAAACAGGCCGGTCATGCCGTTGATGTTGTCCGTGAACCACTCAACCACCCGCGCCTTATTTTCTGGATCCACCATTGCGCCCAGCGTCTTCAGTACGTCAGCCATAGCTTTCAGCTTGTCTGAGTCACGCCGGATCTTTTCGGATTCCGGTTCTTCCAGCAGGGTTGGCCACTCTGTTTTGAACAGGTTATGTGCAAAATAGAAAAATTGTTCATATGACATTTGCCCGATTTCTTCAGGATGGTCATTGGACAACGCTTGGTAGAATTCCTTATTCCATGCGCGGTGCTGAACAATTTTGTCGAAATAGGCATACAGGCTGGCCATGTCATGGCGCAACCCCTCAATGTACTGCGCCACCGCCTTGGCATCTTCGGTGCCTTCCCCAAACCCTTGCGTGTATGCTTCATCCTTCAGCAGGATGGCCGGAACGTCACATGCCGCCGCAATGTTGGCAATGATGTTGTTCCGCGCCACGGTCATGGCCTTGTCCGTATTGTTCAAGTCGATTGATTCAATGGATTCGTCAGGATTGATGGAAAGCACATTTCCGGTTTGCCCTTCCTTCAGCAGATCCCGCTTGCCAGTCGCGCCAGCCTGCATCAACCGATTCACGATGGATCCAGATTGCTGGATCTTGGCAATCAATAGCCCCGCCTTCAGGGAAACCAGATCATCCACCGTCATGGTTTGGATGAATGATTTCAGCGGATACAACGCTCTCAAAAATAGGGATCTGCCGCTGAAACTGAAGCTGGATCCTTGGAATGAAAGGTAAATTGGCGTGCCGCAAAAAATCGTACATGTACGGCTTTGGTGGTACGGTTGTCCGGCGGCGGTAATGCTTTGGTTTGGCTTTTGGAAATCCGGTGCATTCGGGTTTTGGTTGGTCACAATGGATCCGGCCAGATTCAGCGGATCCAGCTGGTTAAAATACAGATCCGGCAGATCTGCCAATTTCCACGGATCAATTGGGTCAGTGGTTGGGATAGCGGGTGACCCGTAAACAATCGCTGATGCGCCATACACACGGGACAAATACATGGTGTCTCGGATGTGGTTTGTTGCCCCCAGCCGCTCCCATTCCCGTTCAAACGCTTCCTTCAGCTGATCTTCAATTGCGCACGGAATGTTGATCTTGCGGGACTTGGACAATGCCAGCCGGATTGGTTTTTCAATGATCTTTCCGGCCAGCGGGTGATATTCCCAAAGCAATTTGCATAGCTGGTAACTGACCGATGAACCAACTTGAACTTCATTGGCATCCAGAATTTTGAGCAATTCTGACGGCAGTACGGTGGAATTTATGTTAATTGAACTCATTACAGAACCCTTGCATCGGTACAGCCGACAATCATGGAATATGCAGCGCAATCCAGCAGATCATCGGCACGTTTGTACGCTTCTTTGTCGCCAATTCGGAAAGTGGTGACCTGTTGTATCAGATGATTCATCGTCCTGCCTCTCCATTCCACGGTTTTATCGTAGGCATGGCGGCTGATTTTGCATTTGCCAGCATAGGCCGCACCGCCAGCAATCATCGCCCGTTCGTCCTTTCCCCGCGCCGTGATCTTAGAATCAATTGGCTTGATTGGCCACCCTCTTGCCCTTGCCTGCTGGATCAGCACCTGACCGCCAGCCGCGTCTTCTACCAGCAACCCAATGGATCCATTTCTGGCCTTGCACTGTTTGGCTAGGTCTTCGCACCGTTGCAGCACCCTTGGTGCCAGATGCTCAAGTGATGCGGCATCAATGGAATGCATTTCGTAATCCAGCCAGATTAGCTGGTGACCGTGGAATTCTGACAATGAGCAATACACAACCGCTGTTGCATCATGCTCAGATCCGGATTTGACCGCGCAATCCATGATGGCAAAAACCGCATCGCACATGTGCGGGTATTCCACCGGCTGGCCTTCATCCAAGAAATAATCTATGCGGAAAAACGCGTCCCCGTCCCAGCTGACAAATTCGGCCAGAAATTCCTGCCTCCATACCAGTGGATGCGCCATTTTCCTTTCCAGCTCCAGTTCGTCAGCCGGTACAAATGGGTTTCCGGATGTAGGTGCGTGGTGCGTTTTGAACCCCAGATTCGGGTCATGCCAGATCTGGTAAAAGAAATTCTCAGGATCTACCCCGCTTGGCGTGCTGGCCACCCACGCATCACCCCGCGTGGTCAGCAGGGTTGGCTTGATGCTCTTGCGCCATATGTCTGACATTTGGCCGTTCTTGGTGAACGCCGCTTCATCAATGCCTATCCGGTGATATTCGCGCCCACGCCCAGCCAGTTCATTGTTTTCCAGCGGCCAGAAATCGACCACGCCGCCGGTCTTGGTGATAATTCGGCCATCATTCCGGCTGGAACTGGAAATCAGCGGCAGCAGGATTTCCTTGATAGCGTCATACGGTTCGGCCAGCTGCTTATGTTCAGGTGCAAAGAAACCAAACCGTCTGCCCTTGGCCGCCGTGTCAGCCGCCAATGTATTCAGCAGGATGGTTTTGCCGTAACGCCTGCCGCAACTGATGGCATTTAGCTTGCCCCTGTTCCGGTAAATATCAACCTGACCGGTGTGAAGGGTTGGCAGTTTGATAATCAATCCGGTAACCCGCCCACAATTTTGATTTCGTGTTCAGTGACGGTCTTCTGGCTGTCAGCCCAGCCCAACTGCTTCAGGCTGAATATGGCCATGCTTGGGTTCAGGGATCCGGTCAATCCCCCCATTTCCAGTGCTGCTTCCTTTTTGGAAATCGCCTTTTTTATAGCGTCAGATAATTCGGGAAATTCATATAATTGCTGCCTATGCAGATTGTTCAGGTATGCAAATTCCGCAAGTATGGGAATGGGCGTGTTGGCAATGTACTGTTCCAGCAATTCCAGCAGTTGCTGCCGGTCATGCACGCGTGGCCTGCCCCTTGGTTCGCCTGTGGGTGGTGTCATGGCCGGATGGTACACCATTTCTGGCTTACCAATAACCGGCTGGTTTTCAGCTATTTACGTCAGAATGTTTCCCGTGGAACATTTTGCGGCGTTCTTTTGCTCCTGCTGCTCTTTTGCGCGGTCTTCATCAAATAGCCTATCCAATATGCCCAAATCAAATGGGTCGCAACTGTTGAAAATGTGGGCTTCCAATTGTTTAGAGTTGTTTGGATTCTCTCTTAATTTGCGGTCAGCGTATTCATATCCCCGCCGCCAAATGCTTTCCTTGGTTTCCCTTCGCCACTTGAACAGCCATTGCAGGGACAGCCCTTCTTTGAACCCAGCCCAAAATGCTTTGCTCATGTCAGTTCCCCCATGTAATTAGCCAATGCCATGCATCGCTGCCCGTGATGTACATGACCACCACGTAAATTATGAGAATGCCCAGCACGGTCATGCAGCCATCTGCCTCAGATTGAGTCCGGCGAACATGGTCGCAATGTGGGCATAATTTCATCCTGACTTCATTCACCATCTTAACGCCGCATCCTTCACAATTTTCTATGTACTTGGTCATGTTTCATTTTCAGTTTTAATGATTTGTTCCGGCTGGACTGACTCCAGCGCACGCCGCGCTTGTTCCGCACACCACGAACCGTTATGACTTAGGCCGGATTCATCGTCAGTCATGCCGCCGTGTTCGGCAATGTTTGTAAGCACTGTTTCAAGTCTTTCAATCTTCGCAGACTTTGCGGCAAGCTCTCGCTTGTAACAGTGCTTGCTTCTAACCTCCGCAAGTTCGCCAAGGCAAACTACGCACCATTCACCAAAAGACAATTCGGACTGAACAGCCCCGCAGTAATAGCAGGCTTGTTGTTCGCTCATTCCTCTTCCTCCGCGTCTTCTATCCCGTCAGAAATAAGTTCTTGCAGGTATGCAAGACATTTCTCCCAGTCTGGTTTCCATGTCACACAACCGCTGCCATCGTTTCCCCGAAGACCACAATCCACGCGGCATCCTGACTGCATAAACTGTTTGCCCTCTGGTGCATCCAGCACGATTTCAAACCACAGCAATTCGCCTGTACGCGGATGGCGTTTAACTGGCTGACTATATTCAATGCCAATCCCGTTCGCTGCCGCCAGATCGTAAAATTTTTGCCTGTTCACCTTATTTGATTCCAAACCCATTGCCGCCACCAATTATCGCATATGTTAATGATTTCATTGTAATTTCTTATTTGATTGCAACCTTAAACCACTTTCACCCGCTGGATGATTGACTGCATCTGACCGTTGTATCTGGCGTGTTCCTTGATGCTGCCTTTGATCTTCAATCGTTCGCCAACTTCAGCCTGAAACCTACCTTTGCTGACCACCATCGCGCCGCTTTCATCCACCATGCTGACCACGTACACAACCCCATACTGACTGCTGTAATAGGCACGCTTCACCACCACAACATTCAATTCAATTCGCTGGCCTGCCTCCCCTACGTGTTTATCCGGATCCGCTACCGGCAAAACCGCATCTGGCTTGTGAGCGCGGATCCATTCCCTCAACTCCACCCAGATTGGATCTTCAATCCCGTTATTCAGGATCCATGACAGATAACCGGCATCCATTGATTCCAGCGGTTCGCCACGGTGCTTACCGAACGGCATCACGCCGTTACGCACGTTTTCCCGTTGGGCTTCAGCTCGTTCCAGCAACTTGGCCTCATAATCTGCCTGTTGCTGACGGATCCATTCTTCACGCCGCGCAATTTCTTCCGCGCTGGCACGCCTGATTTCTTTCAGTTCCTGTTCCAGCTTTTCTTTGCTGGCGTAAAGCGGAATGGCCATCTTTTCGGCATATTCTTTTGCCTTGGACAACGCTTCATCCGCGTCCTGACTCAGGTTAAAATGGTGAAAGCTCCTGACCTCCGCGTGACGCACGCCTGCAATGTACTGAACATGCAGGTAGTTTTCACGGAGCGTGAAATAATGATTTCTTTCACCGATTCCAATGAAGAGATTAGGCACGAAAGACATGGTGATTTCTCCTGAAAAATGATGATTACGCCGTCAGAAGTATTACAACACATGATTAGATGCATTGCAATACTTTCTTCATTCTCCTTTGGCCTTATCAATGGCTTTTCGTGCGATTTCGCCCAATGCGTATTGCACCTTTTCGCCAACCTCGCCTTCAGCTGATAACCGTGCAATCTGCTCCAGTGCCGCCAGCAAATCAGGTGCAGCGGCCACCAGCTTGATGTTTGCTTCCCGCTCTAAGTCATCACGTTTAGATGAAGACGGAAACGCGCAAATACTCCTGTTGTTTTGATCCATCACGCTTACGCCACGGAAAGCCTTGAAGCCATTTTCATAAACCGTGTAAAAATCCGATACTGCCGGAATGATCCAGCGACCCTGCGTGTGTTTGCTCATGGTGATTTCTCCGAAAATTGATGATTACGCCGTCAGAAGTATTAGAACAGAATCGGCACACGGTTGCAATACTTTTTTCTGTTTTGCTTGCCAGATCTGTTTTGGATACACTCCGCGTCAGGCGCAACCTATTGGTTCACGGGCAGTCACCTCCCGTATGCAGTGCGCCTCCCGTGGCTTTACTCCTGTCCACGGTAGAACCCCGCTAGAGCAATCCAGCGGGGTTTTTTTTCAGATCCCATACTTTTTCAAGGCATGGTCAACAGTCACGTAAAACGCATACGGTGGAATGCATATTGTCGCTGCTGTTTGCCAAAAACCTTGGGAATATGAAATGCCGCAAGTCCACAAAAACAATGCAATTAGCCCATATACGTGCTTCATGGTCAGTGACTCTCGCCCCGAAACATCCGTTCAGCCGCCATTACAATTTTGGTTTTGATCAGAACCAGCCCAACAAATTCATGGATTTCATCACCATCAAACCCATCTCCTAGCATGGTCACCAGTGCCATTTGCAGTAAAACCTGCACGGTATCCACATTTTCCATATCATCCGGTATGACTTTCAGGATGCTTTGCATCAACTGAGTTTGCGATTCGGCACTCATGCGTTGCCCTCCATATGCACAGTAAATGTGGTTTCCATTCTTTTTAGGAGGAACGTTAGGTCGTGAATTCTGGTCATTGCCTGCCCGAACTGGAATACGGTTCTGCCTAATGATTCGGATGACGCATCCATATAGAACTCACCATCATCTTCGATCAATCCTGTCTCAGCGATAATTTGTTCAAGCAATTTGCCGCGTGCGCCCTCCCTGAACTTTCCCAAGTCGTTTTCGTAGCTCATGTGCATAAGGGTCGTGCCCGCATCCGTTACCCGGAACCCACCTTTAGTAAGCCGCTCAAGAACAAAGGTGTAGGAATCGCCATCCGAAAATGTGAATGGTGTGTTAACGAGCAGCAGTCCGTTTGTGCGCTCGGTTATAGCGACATCAGCACATAGAGACTTGCATAGCATTGTCTTCAAAGATTCAATTTCGCTAGCCATTGAATAGGTCTCCATTAGTATTCTCTGGTTCTGCATTAAGACCCGAGATGTAACAGTCTTTTAGGAGCCAGTACAGAGCACCCTTGGCTGTTCGATATTTGTCCGTCTTTTCTGCAAAAGCCTCCGGTTTTCTGTTTGTTGCAATATACCGTTGAGTCGCTTTGTGGATATGGCAGTGGTACTCGAAACCATCACTCTCTAAAACATTATAATGCGGATGGCTTGGCCCATTGTATCGAACCAAATTAACCTCTTCCCCGCTAGGTGTCATCCATTTCAAACCGCAAGAAAAGCTTTCCGGGATTTTCGTGCTTTGCCTTACGAAAATCTCAAACTCCTCACTACCATCAATCGCTTCAACCAGATAATTCACCTGTTCATGGCGACCCACCTGTTTCTTTCGGGCGGAGGGATTCTTTACCCGCTTTGGCAAGCTCAGCAATTTGTCAATTTTTTCATCAGTAAGACTCTCAGCGCCCATTAGAAGTTCTCCCTGCTATCCGAAGATTAATCCAGCGCAATCACTTTCAACGACTCAATTCCACGATCATCCACGATCTTTACCGCTACCTTGCGGTTGTCACCGGCATCGAATTGATTTCCGCGTCAGATATACATGCATCCAGCAATTCATGAATATCAGCTTTTTCCACGCCGCAGTTCAATAACAACGCGGCTGTCATGCTGAAAAACGCGGTGCTGCATACCGGTACGTCAACATCTTCCGGCATCAACTGCGCAATTTTGAACATGAATTTGGAAACTTTTTCCCTGAAAATAACTTCATCTTCACTTGGGACTTCATCCTGATCCACTTCAATTTTAACTTCAGCCTGCTGGGGTGAATCTTCAGGCTGCTTTGGTGGATCTTCCGCTTTCTTGCTTGCCTCCAGTTCTGCCCGTTGCCGTTCAATGTCAGCACGCTGGGCTTCCAATTCCTCACGGGCTAGGCGGTCACGTTCGGCAATGGCAGCACGTTCAGCTTCAATTTGCTCACGCGCCACGCGGTCACGCTCGGCCTGCTGCTCACGGGCAATCCGTTCCTGTTCGGCCAACTCTGCACGTTGCCGCTCCATTTCTTCCCGTTCTGCCTTCAGCTTTGCCGCGTCTTCCTCGGCCTGCACCTTGGCAATGTGCAATTCATCCAGCTTCAGCAATGTTTGATGCTTGGTTGTTGCGGCCAGCTCCGCGAATTCCTGAAATGATTCATCAATCTGGATTTCCTCAATTTCAGAAATTTTGGCCTGCACCAGATCCGCTGAACCGCCAGCGGCCAGCAGGACGGTATCCCGAATGGCAATGATCCGCTTTTCAATGTCGGAACGCCGCTTCATTTCAGCCGCCAGCCGTTCTGCCTTTTCACGCTCTTTGGCAGCGTCCCATGCCCCTTGCATATCTTCCAGCCGCTTTTCTTCTGGTTTGATCAATGCAATCAGTTCTTTTTCGTATGCAATCACGGCATCACGAAATTGCGTTGCATCTTCACGCGCCGCCTTCCCCTTTTTTTCAATGTCGATTCGGGTGAACTTTAATTGAACCCGCGCTTGATGGACTTGGTTGTATCCATCGGCATTGGTAATTTCCACAATGTCAGCAGATTTTGCCGCCAGTTGTTCTAGCTCGGCAACGGTTTTTTCATATCCAATGGCAACCACTGCACGTTGATGCAGTGCAATTTCTGTATTCTCAGTCATTTTTTTCACCTGTGTTACGTTCGGTTACAGACTGAAGCAAAGACCTGCTTAGTCTGAATTGCAATTCTAACATTTCCTCTTTTAGTCTTACATGTTCGTCATGCATGTTTTTTAATTCCATTCCCATTTTGCATATGCCGCTTTCATAAAGTTCACCATCATGCACCATGCGGTATGTACCGCATGAATAAAATTCGGCAGCTGGGAAATGGCTGGACTGAACCAATCCAGCCGCGCATTTCGGGCATCTGTCTGTACTCATTGAATCACCTTGGCTTGATCTACTGCAATTTGAATGGCTTCACGGACGTTTGCGCCCTTGTAATGCGCAATGGCAGATTCTGCACTCGCAAAGGACTTTCCATACCCAACCCCAGACCACGCCCTGCTGGACGCGTTGTGAACAACTACATGAACTTGTCCGGACGGATAAACAAGCACGCTGACCGGAATTTTTGACTCATGGCGATAATAGTGATGCATTTTATTGTTCCTGTGGACGTTGAATTGCAATCTTGATTGGTTCTGGAATTGGTTCACCAATTCCCAATTGAGGCGGTCTTGCGTGGCTAATCAACATCAATGCCAACGCCGCCAACATCGCTGCCGCTTTCATTGTTCTTCCTCAACAACTTCAGCTTGTGGGTAATACCACATGGCTTCTCTGTATTCCTGTTCGGCCAGTTCTTCCCGAACCCAGCCACCGGCAGCCACTTCCATTCTGCCGCCCCGAACCATTTCCAAACCTTCTTGCCACATGATGATTTCTCCGAAAAAATGATGATTTCCCGAACCGCAGAAGTATTAGAACACGACTGCGGATCTTTTGCAATACTTTTAGATCATTGATTTTGAAAAAACAAACGCAAATCCGGTTTCAGTGCCGCCGCCTATCAATTCGCCATAGGGTTCGCCAACCCATTCCAATTTTGCGGCCAGTTGTTCTGCTGCCATCCTGTGGGCATTGCCCGTGTTTTCCCCATAGGGATAGCTGATTGTCAGGCTATGTTTGCACGCCTGTGCTTTTATTCTGGATCCCAGCCTATTGGTTGCCGGTAAAAACCTTGTGATTATTGCCTGCATGTTGGTTCACCATTTCTAAATCATCATCACTTCCAGCCTCCCGTTCAAAGTCCCGCACGCAGTACCACGGAATGCCATCTGGATCTGTTTTCATGCCGCGCAAACACACCAGCCGTCCATATTGGCTGGTGCTATGTACGCAATATCTACACTTTTTGACCATCAAACCTGAATGGTCAACGGACAAATTGATACGGTTGAAACCGTGCGGGTATAGGTGCTGCCCAAATAGTCATACACACATTGCTTGGTCATGCCGCCCGTATTCACCTCATATTTGAAAAACGCCGTGCCTGCATTTGCAGCGGCGGCCAGTGTCAATCCAAAAATTAC